TTTTTTTCATTACCAATGAATCGCTTTATTTTCAAGCAGCAGTGGGACGACGAAGCTCTTAAACTCTAAAAGGAGCATAGTCGCTGGGACCCGATTCAAGAATCCGGCATAAAAGTATCATGGTACACCGTATAACCAGACTGGTACTTCCTTCCCATCTGGGCAAATCTAAGACGGGCCTGATAGCCTGGGTCATCAAGTTGAAGGTTCAAAATGTCTCTAAGTTTAGGAAAGTCAAGAAGAAGGTGAAGATTAGCAGGGCCTATTTTGTGAAGGAGGCCCTTATCAAACGCACTCTCTGAGCCCTCGTCGTCGGAATGGACGCCTTCAAGGAGCTGGCGCACCATGAGGGTCTCAGCGTAGGTAGCCATGTCTGATAGGCGGTCGTGGACACTCTTCAAGAAACTATACGCTCGAGGATTCGTGCCCATAGTATCTATTGCCAGGGCACGCAGGCGAATAAGCTGAAGAGGAACACTTTGATTGTTACCTGATATAGCAATAGCCTTGGTAACATAATCCTGAAAAGGGCGCCAAGTAAGAACACGACCATTGACTCTAATAAAATGACGCTTAAGGAACACAGAACCAGAATATGCTAAATTACCGTAAGCATCCAACTGGGAGAAGAACGGAGGAAGACTCATATCAGGGCGAGGATCGGAGGGCATGTGAACGTTAGTGGCGAGGGCCTTAAGGCACAAGAATAACTTATCCGCTAAATACTTTTCCAACACGACAGGATAAAGCTTACCGGAATGGGGAACACCGGAAACAATATCATGAGGAGAATCTCCACAGATGAACCGCATGAACTCCGGAGACCTAAGCATCTCCAAATCATCGCCGTAGACGCCGTCCGTTTTCAAACCGATGTGCTCAGCGAAAAAAGGGTACTCCTTCCTGATAATCTTTATCATATCTATATCGAAACACTCCATAGCCCACTCACCATAAACTGAATCTCCATAAGATGTTATATAATCGCCACTGAACATAAGGCCAATTATCATACGCCACTCTTCCTCAAACCACTTAACAACCTTATTAACAGAGTGCTTGGCACAAAATCTAAGAACGGCGGAACAAACACGACTATAAGGAGACAACTTGTTAAGGTACTGCATGGGGAGCAGGCATACCACCTGCAGAACGCCGGCAAGTATGGAGTGGTCATACTTGGAGTAATCGCCATCAAGAGCAGCACGGGGTGGAAGGAGCTTACCATGCTCATCGATTACCTTCATCTTCTTAGCAAATTCGTGGGCGCCGCCTCGCTGCCAAACAGTACCAATGCAAGAAGAGCCAGCGTTGTAGTTGCGTTTCATGAGGGGGCCAATAGTGCACCGGTCCAAGAATGTTTTAAGCTGGGAGACAATAAATATCACACGAGTCTTATCTGGGTCCTCCCCGGGCTGGCGGGACTCGGTCTTTATGGACATCATATACTTTATGTCCACATCGCTGAACCACGAATCGTCGTAGTCCTTACCGGTAGTCTCAATCATATTGGTTATATGCTCAAACAACGCTATGGCACGATGGCGGGTAGCAATCTCCCCCTCCCTCTTGTTAGACCGGTTGG